TGATCCACCTGTGCTTGTCCCTCATATAACGTTTGTCATTAGGATGACGCTTTGGCTTATAGGGAGAGTGTTTCTCCACTAGGTTCCTCTGCCTTATCGTCGCTCGCCTTTCCTTCTGCTTCTGCTTGTCGTCGGTCACGTTTAATCCTTAAGTGCTCCGGCCTGCAACATAGTGAGTTACCACAAGTATGAGTCAGGTACCCTGTGAAGTCACCATAGATAATCTGGTACATGAGTCTGTGGACTAATCTCTTTTTATCACCAACGTTCAGTCGACCATGTCCACATGGTGAAGTACCATGCCATACCAAACAGTCTCCCTCTACCCGTGAACGTCTAATTATACGACTGAATACATCGTTTATCTTTGTCGGCGGAGTAAAGACTCTGTAGCCACCGTGTCCATACACGGTGTCAGCTAAGTTATCGTTGTATAGTAAACTTTGTTGTGACGCACTACCCCACTGGAAGTCATACCATTGTTGATATTGTAGTGATTCCCGGTCGAGTTGCGAAGTAAACTTGTTCATAGCTATAACCTCTCGCCCCTCACTTATGTGCAAAAAGTGACAACATTATGCAATCCTCCTATATAGGGTGACACGGATTAGGCAGACCATATCTCCGTCTCAAGCTCTTGGAACAGTGGCAGGATGTCACGCTTATACATAGGACGAAGCTCACGCCAACGACTCCACGTCACATTGACTACCATGACCTGCACCTCCTTGGTCATCTCCTTCTCAAGGAAGGACTCCATAATGCCAAGACGCACCATTCCACGTATGTCGCTACCCCTTATATTCTTACGCTGTAGGATTGTAAGTGTTTGTTTTGTAAACCTTCTTCGTAATACTTTATTAACAATAGCGTCCTCGAGACGCTTTATATATGAAAACTGAAGGGCATACTTGATCCGTGCATAGTGGTTCGCAGTCCTCGACATCTTGGAGGATATCATGGCCACCGTCTCCCACGGAGCCTGCCCTATCCCCGTGACCATCTTGCCAAGGGAACTCCCTACTGTGAATGAAGATAATAACTCAGGTTTCAGAATATACTCCTTTGAGGTGGTTCATAATTGGCTCGTGCTCTGGCTATTTCAACGTACTCCGGGTCTAACTCACACCCTACAAAGCTGAATCCCTCCATCTTGGCGGCCTTGCCAGTGCTACCGGACCCTGTGAATGGGTCGAGGACAGTGCCGCCTGGAGGAGTAATCAACCTGCAAAGGTAGCGCATCAGTTCATTAGGTTTGACCGTTGGGTGTATGTTCTTATCTGTCTGCTTGCGTCCCTCGGACGTCATGCCCATGTATGACTCTCCATCAACACCCGGTAGTTGCTTGTCAGGGAGGTGATCAAGCCCCTCGTTGCGGTCATTCTTGTTGGCTTTAGGGCAATAGAAGTACTCAGCCCACTCCTCATGGAGACCGTCGTGCATGACGTTCGCAGGGAACTTGCCTTCGTTGTACCTGCATCCGTTGATATTAATAGCTCCAGTGCCGTGATCTAGCACGTTCTGGGCCACAGTGCCCTCAAACGGCTTCCTTGCCAACACTATAGGCTCATGCCCCGGCTTTAACGTCGTGCCCCATCCGTCCCATTGCTTGGCCTCATCCGACGAAGGTTCGGTCACCTCGTATGTCTCACTCCATCCACCCTCGTAGAACTCCGCTACCTTGCTGGGATTATTGAAATTATATATACCGCTCCCGCTGCTGACTCGTTGGCCCTTTACGTCTACAACCTCTCGCTCGGCTCCCTTCATCTTGTCAATAGCTATACTTACATTATGGGATTTTGGGAAGCCAGACCCATATAGCCACATCATCTGGTCCCTTATCTCAAAGCCTGCATCCTCAATAGGGATGACACCCCTGTGGTAGGTCCGACTGCCAAAGAACGCAAGCAGGTGGCCTCCGGGCTTGAGGACTCGGTAGCATTGCTTCCATACCTCAACATCCGGCACGTCATAGTCCCAAGCATTGCCCATGAAGGACAGTCCATAGGGAGGGTCAGTCACTACGGAGTCGATTGTGTTAGGATGAAGGTTATACAGCTGTTGTCTACAGTCACCTTGGTATATCTGGACGGTCATTGTCGCTTCTCCAGTTTAATGAAGTCGTCTAGTGATAACAGCACTATATCGTTTGTTTTTCCATGCTCTCCGAGCACCACAATGGGTGTAACACCCTCTGGGGAGTTTGCCCTGCATTGTGCCCAAGCGTCTCTAATCCAGTCTGGCAGTCTCCTCCTATGCTTACACTCTATACCATACGGTAAAGATGTGACTATGTCATTATTGGTGGCTTGGTCAGCTACCGGACAGCGTCTGGCCGTCGGGTCAAGCTCTCTGAACCGCTCGGCTATACGCCGCTCAAACCGTTTCCAAGCCTTATCCATCCAGCTCCATTCTCTTGGGTGGGTCACTAGGAAGGTAGTAGTTCATTGAGGCCATGTCCAAGTATAGATCCATCTCCTCCTCGGCACCATCGAAGTGTCGAGCCTTGGCTATGGATAGATAACCGTCTGCGCCTGCCTCATAATCTTCCTTCCTCCAGTACCTGCCCAGAAGGAGGACATTGTCGACCCTGTCGGTCAGCTCTCCGGCACCCCTGATAGACCACTTGTCTATCTTTTCCTTCATGGACATCCCTTTCCGTGCATGAGCAACCAGTATGATATGTACCTCTAGCTCTCGAGCTATGTCAGAGAGCTTACAAACAAGCTCCTTCTGAGCCGTATAATCGTCATGCCTAATACCAGAAATACCCATTAGAGAATCTATGAGAATATATTCAACGCCATAATTATCTACAGCGTATCTCATACAGGCATGAAGATGTGTCATGTCAATATCACCCTCTTTGTCGAGGAACCAGAGGCGTGTCGAGGCCCATGAGTTGAAGGCCAGACCGTAGTCGAGCGTCGGTGTGACATCTAACGAGGCCTGCCTCCACATCCTTGCCAGCTGATATTTAGGACTCATCTCTAAGGAGACGCTGAAGCATTTCTTTCCCTCTATCATGGCGCAAAGGAGTAGCTGGCCTGCGAACAAACTCTTACCCGACCCATTTATGCCACCCAAGAGGGTGACCTCTCCTACCCTCAATCGGAACCTGTCTGCCATATGAGGGAAGGGTAACTTGACCCCGGTAATACGTTCGCCACCAAGGTAGTAATCAAGCACCTCCTTGGTAAACTCATTAGCGGAGAGGATACTCCGCTCTTCCTGCACCTTAAGATAGGGTTCTAGTAAATCAAGGGATAGGTCATTCATCTTGGTGTATGCCCGTTTGTCTCGTCTATTTGTTGTCCGAGTGCAATGGATGCTACCTTCAATCTCAGCACCTCAAGATCCTTAAGTAATTCGTTGAGGTCATGCTTTACATCTTCTAAAGCATCATCAGCATCTTGTAAAGCTCTATTTATACTCTCGACTGGAGTTATCACTCTTGCTTCTCTCATGGTATTCTCCTGTAAGTTGTAGCCCCTTGAGGGGGGCTACAACACTGTACTTTGAGTTTACCTTCTATTTGTCCGCTTGTCCACCCTCTCCATTACTAGGGGGGCGGATTATGGCAGAGAACCCTAATACCGTCTACAACTCACAGTAAGCGGATACAACTGGTTTGACTCCTGACCACAAAGAAGGTAAGCTGTTCCCTGTCAAATAGGAGTTCAACATGAAACGACGCAACCAATGGGTGAAGTTAGAGCACCTAGAAACAGGCGAGACCAAGATGATCTTGGTGGTCCTTGCCGACTCCAAGATGGGCTATATGGGTCCGGGGGTTGATACCGAGTACTACCAATTTTATAAATCCTTTCACAATGAGCGAAAGAAGATTTATGATGACAACCTATCTACCCCGTGGCCTTGGTGGCCTCCCTCCAAGTGGAAAGAAGTCAAAGCTTGAAGTATTTCAATAACCGATGTATCCTAAAGATAGAAGGCTTGTAATGCCAGATGGTAAAGTTACCAAATTAGAACCAGTCGTTGGAGTGCAGGAATCATACATCCGACGATATGGGTACCGCTTTAATGAGGGACCGGGTGACCCACGAGACAGCGTTGATGACTATCTCGACCGCACCAAGTACCTTATCCACTCAGCCAAGGATCAGACCAACAGATAATGAATGAAGAAATCTATGAAGACTATATTGCGGTATCTCGCTACGCAAGATATCTGCCTGAATTAAAACGTAGAGAAAAATGGGCCGAGACTGTCAATCGATTTATAGATTTCTTCGAGGGAAGGTTTGGCAACAACATCGACTACCTCCATGACTTCAACGAATTGAGGAAGGTCATTACCAACAAGGAGGTGCTCCCCTCGATGAGGTCAGTTATGACCGCAGGTCGTGCCTTGGAGCGTGACCATGTCGCTGGGTACAACTGCGCTTATATTGCCGCAGATAATATAAGGGTATTTGATGAGTCACTTTATATTATGTTGTGTGGGACTGGCCTTGGGTTCTCTGTAGAGAGACAGCACATAACCAAGCTCCCAGAGGTAGCGGAGTCCTTTCACGACACCGAGACGACTATAGTAGTGAGTGACTCCAAGCTGGGCTGGGCCAAAGCTCTCAAGGAGCTTGTCTCCCTGTTGTACCAAGGGGAGATACCTAAGATAGACACCTCAAGTGTGAGAAAGGCAGGGGAAATCTTGAAAACTTTCGGGGGAAGGGCGTCAGGTCCAGAACCCTTTGAGAGGATGTGCCGTCACTTCATTAGGGTCTTTAGAGGAGCGGAAGGACGCAAGCTCACGTCCATTGAGATCCACGACCTCATCTGTCACACAGGTGAGGCTGTCTTGGTGGGAGGAGTAAGGCGCACAGCTCTAATAAGTTTGTCTAACCATTCAGACGAGAGGATGCGACATGCGAAAATGGGTCAGTGGTACCTCGAAAATCCCCAGAGAAGTCTTGCAAACAATTCAATCTGCTATACAGAACGACCAGACATGGGTGCTTTTATGCGTGAATGGCTGGCAATTTACGAGAGTAAATCCGGGGAAAGGGGTATCTTCAACCGAGAAGCTTGTCTCAATATGCTCCCCGAACGGAGAGACACAGACCACGATTTCGGAACGAACCCTTGTTCAGAAATAGTACTTCGATCAGCTCAGTTCTGTAACCTCACAGAAATTGTGGCTCGTTATGATGACACCAAAAATGACATCTACAAAAAGGTAGAGTACGCCACCATCCTTGGGACTATGCAGTCCACCCTCACTGATTTTAGGTACCTGCGTAATATATGGAAGAGGAACTGCGAGGAGGAGAGGCTGCTTGGGGTAAGCATTACTGGCATTTATGACTGTCCTTGGCTGTTAGGAACAGACTCGCACGACCTTGCTGACCTAAGAGACCACGCTGTTAAGATCAACAAAGAGTGGTCTAGAAAGCTGGGGATCAATCCATCATCTGCGGTGACCTGCATTAAACCATCAGGCACCGTGAGTCAGCTGGCCCGATGCAGTTCAGGAATCCACCCCTCGTACAACAAGTACTACACAAGGAGGGTCAGGAACGATAAGAAAGACCCGCTTGCACAGGTGATGATCGATGCGGGGGTACCTTATGAAGAGGACATCCAAAACTCAGAGGCTTGGGTGTTTTCCTTTCCCATGAAGGGGACTGGAGTAAATCGAAAGAAGATAACACCTATAATGCAGTTGGAGATGTGGAAGAAGTTCGCCCTTGGGTGGTGTGAACACAAACCCAGTATGACCTGCTACGTAACAGAGGACTCATGGGCCGAGGTTGGGGCTTGGGTATGGGAGAACTTTGACGAGATAAATGGCATATCATTCCTCCCCTCCTCTGACGCTGATCACATATACGAGCAGGCACCCTACCAAGATTTAACAGCGGTAGAATATAACAGCTTGAGGAGGCAAATGCCCAAAAGCATCAACTTTGAATTTGAGGAGTTGGAAGACCACACCACTGCCAGTCAGGAGCTGGCCTGCACAGCTGGAGTTTGTGATCTATGAGCTTCCCCAAGATAAAGAGGTGGATCAGCAAACCCTACATTAAGTTTGTGTCCGACCTGCCCTGTGTGGTCTGCGATGCAGAGGGGGACCATGTAGTCGCCCACCACCTTAAAGGAGCATACGCGCCATACAGTGGCGGCATGGGACGCAAAGCGTCCGACCTGTTCACCATGCCTTTGTGCTACGAGCACCACATGGATCTCCATCTTGGAGATGGCGAGCTTAGAAAGCGACAAGCCTACATGATATTCGGAACACTTGAAAAATCCTGTGATGAAGGTATACTAAGAGTAAGATGACTGAATTCGTATCAATGGAAGACGCTATAAGGGCCGCAGATTTTCTGCGTGACCAAGCGTCAAAGATAGGTGAAGCCGAGGCTCACCGCTACCACCTTGAGGACTTCCGTAAGGTCCAATTCTCTGTGTTATGGGAGAAGGCACCGGACGGTTCAATAGCGTCAAAGGATGCTTGGGCTTATGCCCATCCTGAGTACGTTCAATTCCTCGATGGACTAAAGGTAGCAAGAGCCTCTCACCGTAAATATACGCATCTCGTCGAGGCGGCTAAACTGAGGATCGAAGTGTGGCGTACCATACAAGCAAACGAAAGGGCCGGGTCTGTCTAATGACTGTAGAAGATGTTTATGTACCCGGTGAAGACAACGATCAATTGCAGTCTGATCACAACGACCAACTTCAAATGGAACACTCACAGGGAGGTAAAATGGCGTACGATAATGCACCGAAAGACAACGCAGTAACGATCTTTTTAAACGAAGGTCCAAAGAAGTCAGAGAAATCACCTGACTTTGGAGGTAAGGGTTTAATTAGAGGGGAAGAAATGCGGATCGCTGGATGGAGAAACATAACCAAAGACGGAAGGAAGACAATTAACCTGCGCTTCCAATTACCGGATGGTGAAGAGGCGACCACTGTCAAGAAAGAGGTTAAGAAAGAAGAGCCGGATGACGACTGGTTCTGAAAGGAGAACCCCAAATTTATAGAGGTTGTTGAGCTAGTGCGTAAGCACTTTGGTGAACCCGAAAGCATAAGGACAAGGCATGGAACACCTGATAACATTTCACGACGGAACTGAAAAGACTCTCGCCTTCAGAGAGGACAAGCACTGGTATAGTGTTGATGGGGACTATGTCCCCTCTGTAACGACTATCCTCAATGTAATCAGCAAGCCTGCCTTGATACCTTGGGCTGTTAAGATGGGGGCTGATTGGTTCGAGTCTAATTGCGAACCATTCTCAAATGCAGAGTTGTCCATCAAGGACATGGTGAAGGGAATCAAGGGGGCATACCGTAAGAAGTCTCAAGACGCTCTCAACATAGGAGAGGAGGTCCACGCTTGGTGTGAGCGGGCCATCAAGTTCAAGCTGGGCGAGGGGACGATGCCATCCCTGCCTGACAACCCTATAGTCAGGGAGTCTATTGAGAACTTTAGGGACTGGACCAAGGAGAACGATGTCAAATGGCTCTCCGCAGAAGAGAAAGTCTATAACCGTAAATACAAGTACGCTGGGACGGTCGACGCTGTCGCAGAGGTTAATGGTACCTTTGGGGTTATAGATTTCAAAACTAGCAAACGATTGTACGATGAATATGATCTGCAAGTCAGTGCCTATGGTGAGACCGTTGAGGACATCTATGGCAGAGACTGTGAATCATCTTGGCTCCTGAGGTTCGATAAGGAAAATGGATCTTTTGAGGCCAGAGAGCTTCAAGAGGAAGACCATGCTGAGAACTTTATGGCCTTCTATGGAGCTTTATCTTTGTATAACCGACTAACTGTTCTGAAGAACAGGAGGAAGTAATGACTCTTGGATTAGCTGAGTGGCCTAAATCGGTGTGGCGCGGGGCTTGGGAGGTCGAACAAGGGGATGATAAGGAACGTCCTATAGAGGTTATTGTGCCTGATGTGCCCCATGAAGGGGCGCGGTTAGCAAAGAAGCTCACCATCAAGATGGCTGAGTCATTAGCTGACGAATTGAGAGCCAACCTACAAGATATGTCAGTGAAGAATAAAAAGCTCCAAAACCAGATAGCGTTTACAACGCTTGATGGTTCTCTTATACGGGTTGGAACAAAAGATGTGCGTCACATAGCAAGGAACGGAGAGAAAGCAATGTTCCCCCTGGATGAAGGGAGTAAAAAATCCTTTATCACTTTGGAAGTGACGTCAACCGAAGCCGCACGAGTTATGGAATCAATGTGGGGCAACACGGAAGAAGGTAGAGCATGAATCTGATGATCATAGGTGATCCTCATGCCCACCCTGACTATGACAATAGAAGGTTCACGGCATTAGGAAAACTTATAGTTAAAGAAAGACCTGAGGTCATTGTTTGTATAGGGGATATGGCAGATATGCCAAGCCTGTCCTCATACGATAAGGGAACTAGGGGCTTTGAAGGAAGAAGGTATGAGAAGGATGTCAAGGCTGCTATAGATGCTCAAGAGAAACTATTTGCCCCCATCAAAAGAGTAAGGGGGTACAAACCAAAGCTCTACATGACGCTAGGCAACCATGAAGATAGAATAACTAGGGCCGTCAATGCAACACCAGAGTTATATGGTGCAATAGGCATTGAGGATTTGAAGTACAAAGAATTTGGCTGGCAAGATCTGGTGTGGCTGGCAGACCCATCAGTTCTGTGCACATAGGACACGCACTTGTAACTAAGCTTCACTGCTCTGCTGTGCAGGGGCACTCGCACCTGTACAACCATGCGGAACAAACAAGACCGGATGGGCAAAAGATATTCGGTCTTTCAGTAGGATGCTACTCTCACCCTAAGTATACGGAGTCTTGGTGTCAGGACACCGAGTACCAATGGTGGAGGGGAATCATTATACTTGAGGGGCTGGATAACGAAGGATACTACAATGGTATCCGAGCAATTACACAACGGAGTATGCTTAAATGAATTTAACCTCCTCAACACAGCCCTTGGGAAAGGCTGTAATGCCGTAGAGTATGGGTCTTGCCTCACCCTTGGCTTCATCAGTAAAGTCTTCGAAGTCAAGGGTCGAGGCGATCTTTACGGTATCATCGGTATCGCACACTAACCACCCAACAGAATAGAATGAAGGGCACTCCACTTCTTTAGCCCTCGTCCAGCTGTCATCAGACAGGACGTCCCTCCACTTAACTACGACTAGCTTTTCTTTTTCCTCTCCAGTGGTCCGGGAAGCACCCAACCGATCACCATCGGTACGAGTAGCAAGAGCAGTAAGAACCACCCCCGCATTCACTCATAAGTTTCTTTCCTGAGTTGCCAATCGGAACGGCTTCCGTTATTACATCCGCAACTGCACTCAGCACCACAGCTCCCACCACAGGGACAATCGGACCCCCTGCAAGAGACCCCACAAGAGCACCCGTTCCCCCCGCTATACCAACTATACTCGCCTTCTTTAAAGTCGTGCATCCTATTAAACCTATCAACGAGAGGGTTAGACAACCTCTGGTTAGCCCCACCATCCTGTAGCCCAGCCTACTACAGCTAAGACCACCATGACTCCTACAGCTACCCAGAATCTTTGTCTTCCAACAGTTAATTCTTTCCATTTATCCATGTTATCTCCTTACACTTCTAATACGTGATTAATCCACAGAACAATCCCCATAGGTATACCCATGATAAGAACAAGCATGCAAGCTGGGAATATGAACTCCTTCCAACTCATACAGTTTTCCCGAAGGTATAGTCTTTAGGGACAACAAAAGACGAGCCGCACCCGCATTGGCCCTTATCCGGCACGCTAACAATGAAGTTGGGCATAAAATTTGATACGTCATAGTTGACTACCCCGCCGTCTATGAATGAGGTCGTAGCCTCATCTACCACAAATTTACCGTGGGCCAAGTCCCAAGTCATTTCGCCTTGCTCTGGTTCGTGGCGTGGTTCTGTCTTCCATTCAGCTATCAATCCACCACATCCTCCTCCCCGTAGTTCGTATCGTACTATTGCATCTTCCT